GAGTTCAAAATCTACGTTATATGGGACAGGTACAAACTGTTTAGTAACTGTTCCAGAATCCTTTGCCTTGAGAGATTTTGTGACTGCTCCTAGTTTTCTAGTTGCATCATAAGATACACCAGTCATCTCGAAGGAGAGTCTGGGAAGAGTGATTGCAACTTTCTTATTCAGATCTGGTTGCTCAGTAATACGTGCCAAAAATTTCTGACGAGGACCATATGCCAGAGGCACCTTCATTCTGCTGTAGGTGCTGCCATCTGCATTTTCTTTGCGGACCTCAATGTTATTAAAAAGAGTACCAAAAGCAATCAGGGTCTTTCTAATAATTTTGTTATATGTATATGTCCCTAACATGTTAACTAATCACTCCGAATGGATTTGTTTCTGTAAAGTCTAGAATGTCATCAGCGAATTCTTCAAAGGCGACATTTTCATAATATTTAGTATCGGTGCTTGCCATCTCATCTCTATTATCTAAGACTATGGTTGCGCCAGATGTGTTCCCCATAATTGTCTCACCGACGGAGAATGTGCCTGTTGGGGACTTGAGTTTGATCCAACCTTCCTGTGCATCCCATTCAACCAGACTTGCAACCGCACCAGTAGTTCCTCCAGTGACGGACTCTGGAACTTTAAATGCTCCAGTTAGACCTTGAGGTGCAGCGGAGAATGCTACAGTTGCAGAAGTGTATCCACTTCCAGCGTTATCTACATCAACCAAGGCAACCTCTTTATAACCAGATCCAGAACCTACAATATTCACAGCAGTCAGCACACCATTGGTAAATGTTGGTGTTACGGTAGCAGCAGTTCCACCTGTTTCTGGGGCACTAACAACTAAAGTCGCTCTATCTTCATCATATCCAGATCCACCATCAACAATCCTTACAGATCTTAATTGACCTTCTTTTACAGTTCCTCTAATAACTGCACTTGTCAATGGAGATCCACCCGAGATAGTTAAGTTAATTAAGTATGCTGTTGCCGTAGCATTAGATCCATCACCACTAATCGTTACTGTTGGAGCAAGATTGTACTTACTACCAGTATCAGTAACAAGAACTTGCTGTACTGTATCACCACTTAGAGCAACTGTTCCCACTGCATTAGTGCCGTTAGTTGTGAGATAGTAGTGCTTAACTGTGTATCCACTATCAACCAGTTCCTCATCTCCCTCGAAGATATCTCCTTTCTCATCACTGTACTCAAAGAGCTCACACTTGAGTTTGTAGACATAGTTCTTGCCAAGTTGGTAGAATGGTTCTTCGTGTTCTACAAACTTGATCTCAAAGTAATTACTTGTCAAAGGGAAATAAATTAAATCTCCTTCTGATGGACGTTCTGGGACTTGAATTTGTGGATCTGCAGCAAGAAACTGAGTAATCAAATCAGTATATCTTTGCTGAGAGATGACTAGAGTTACCTCATCAGATTGACGAATGCCAAATTTAGTCAATAAATCTCCACCACCTTGGAACCCATCAAAGTTCTCCATGTACGCTTCGATAAGATACGAGTCATCAAACTCAGAAACAATTTCTTCGTTGAAGACACTATCTTGAGATACAAGTTGTCTGGGGATGTACATAACATCCATTCCAAACATCTTGAGATATTCCTCCACAAGATTTTGTTGGAGAAATTGTTCGTTACGAGTTCCGTGTGTGAAGAAAGTATTTCTCATCCGATCATATCCATTGGTGGGAATTCATGTGCGCTCAACATCTCATCCTCTAATTTTTCTACCGCTGCCTTTCCTTCATTGTAAATAAATTCACCATTCATAGTGATTCCACCAGGCAACTGTGCTCCTTGGAATTTGATAAGGTTTGCACCCCATTGTCTACGAATGAGTGCAGTTACATAACGCTTCACCCAAAGGTCATTGTATACTGCGGCAAAGTCAGATGGATCTACAAGACGATAACAATCAAGAACTAAAAAGTCTCCATCTGCAACATCTTCTTTAAAGTCGATGTCAAGATATAAACGGTCACCACGCATCTGATATCTAACTTGCTTCTGACCCTCAAGTAAAAAGTAGATGTCTTCTAATCTACGATTGACCATTTCATACGTCAGGATCTCTGTGTTTGTAAGATCCCAAAGATCATTCAGTCTCCACTGATAGCGAACGTCAAACAAGTTAGTGACGTTCTTAGAAACAAAATCAAATACTTTGACTACGCCTGTAATATAGTCTGGAAGTTTGATATAGTTGTTCTGAGTTTTATATGTAATGCTGGTACCTGCCGATGTTGCACTAGTCACAGTTGTGTCAGTGTCCGTAGTCATGGTGTCAATGACAACCTGCGACATGGGAACTTTTAGGAAGGTTCTAATATAACCATCCATGTGACGCTCATTATAATACTGGATAGCATCATCGACCAGATCAGAAATCTGATCGTCGTCAACGTTGATCTCTAATACTGGAGCACCGAGCTGACGCAAGGCGTAGTCGATGAGTTCTTGTCTTGTGCTAGGTTGTGCCATAATTATAATGGATTGACGTTGAATCGGATACGTACATAATATGTAGTGTTTGGATCAAGTGTTACATCCTCAGGTAAGATGTATGATGTTAAGTTTGCAGTGTTTCCAAGGGATTGGTGAACAATATTAGTAAAGAGAGTATCGCCAGAGAACTGCCAATCACTAGAACTGTGCTGATATCCAGCGACAAGTTCGGATGCATTAACCGTAATTGTTGGATTGAACGATGCTACGATTGTTTGAATTTCTGGTTGATCGACAAATGGAGTTGTAAAAGTTGTATTGGCAGTGTAAGCACTTTCCAATCCATTATTATCTCTGTATTTTACTTGAACGTTATACGCTGTATTAAAATCAAGTGTACTTGTGGGTACAGTAAAGGATGTAAGATTTCCAGTATCTCCATTTGTAAACGTATTCGACGTATCATATACAGTGACGTTATCAGATACTCTTCTAATTCTCCAAAATGTAGAGAAGTGTGTTGATCCAGTATATTGTGAAACAAAGGCAGCAGCAGTGATAGTTGGTGCTCTATCAAAAGTTCTGTTTGTATCTGGGTCAATATTTACAGTTACCGTTGTTGGGGCACTTACAAACTCAGATTCATTAACAGTTAAGGTGGCAATCGAACTGGTTACTGTTGTTGCAGCAACGTTAGTTAGAACGCAACGATACTTGTGGGATGGAGTTGTGGGGTAAATTGCTACTGGAGTTGTGTATGTTGGTGAATTGGCACCGTTGATAGCTGAGAAAGTGCTTCCATCATCTACAGATAGATTCCATTGATATGAAACCACATCACTGGTAATTGCTGCAATAACGGATAGATTTGCTTGATTCCCTTCAATAACCGCAGTGTCTTGTGGTTGTTGACTGATTGTGATAACCCTAAGAACAGTCAGGAGTGCAAATGTGCTAGTCTGAGATCCTGCAGATCCAACCAAACTGACAACACAACGATAACGATCATCATTATCATCAGCATAAACTAAAGGCGGAGTTACGTAAGATGCATTTGATGCACCTGCAATAGCAGAATAGTTAGCGCCACCGTCATCGGATCTTTCCCATTGATATGTTGGAGCTCCGCTACTTGCGGTAGCAGTTACACTGAAGGTTGCAGTTCCAGTTTCATTTCCAGTTTGATTTGATGGTTGTGAGGTAATGGTGAGTATTCTCTGAACAGTCAGCGTAACTCCATTTGTGAAGATTGGAGCAGCTGCTCCAGTTGCATTTAATTCACAGCGATAAAGATCTCCATTGTCATTTGAGTATGACAAAGTTCCAGTAGTGTATGATGCACTGGTCGCTCCACCAATGTTACTCCAGTTTCCTCCTCCATCATCAGACCTTTGCCACTGATAAGTTACTGATGGTTCATGTGCAGACATGAGAGAGACGGTATCTGCAGATGCTCCTCCACCACCTCCACCGCTAGGTGTGGTCCAATCATCCTCGGCAAATGAAGATGATGCTGCGTTGGCACCAATTTGACCCATCGTCACAGCACCAGCACAAGTAAATGTTGCTGTTTGATTTTCGTCTGCAGTTTGATCGGATGGTTGTGATGTAACACTTACAGTTACAGTCTCAACTTGTAGTACAGCAGTACCAGAGTTTAGTGGTGTTGCTCCAGCTGCAGAGAGAACGCAACGGTAACGATGTTCATCGTAACTAGAATCTAAAGCTGCAGTTGTATATGTCGCTGACTGAGCACCACTACCACCGACCACATTAGACCAGTTTGCTCCATTATCAATAGAGAACTGCCACAAATATGTAATATCTGCCGCATCATTGTCAGATGTATTAGCAGTAACAGAAAATTGAACTGTTCCACCTACAGCACCAGTAACGTTTGCTGGTTGAGATGAAATGCTAATTGTTCTAGTTAAAAGTAATCTTGCTGAGTTGGATGTTGCATTCAAGGCAGCGCCATCAACACTACATACACATCTATAGTAATCACCATAGTCATCATCATAGGTAGTTGCATTTGTGGTATAACTAGATCCAGTTGCACCACTTACCGCACTCCAGGAGACATCATCCTCAGATTTTTCCCATTGGTAATTAAGAGTTGCTGCGTCTGCTGTTGATGCAGTTATACTAAATGATGCTACATTAGGAGCAACTGGAGTGGAATTGACTGGTTGTGTTCCAATAGTAATAACACGGTAAACTGCTAATGTTGCTGCAGTGGTAGTTGCAAAGTTAACTGCAGTTGCACTATCTAATTTGCAACGATATTGCCAATCATCAAAAGCATAATCATCATCAACAGTAAGAGTTGCTGTTTGAGTTCCACTATGACCAGTTTGACCAATAGTGCTGCTCCAACTTACTCCACCATTGGAAGAATATTCCCATTCATATGTTACGGTAGATCCGTCGGATGAAGTACCTGCAGCAGTAAAGGTTGCATTGACTCCTCCACCAGCTTCTATTTGAGTTGTGGATGGGTTTCCAGTAATAGTAATACCAACACCAGTGCCAGTAGTGACAAAACTATAACTTCTGGTTTGACCAGAGTTAAGGTGGGTTACGGTGATATTGTATGTTGTATCATTATTACCCGATATACTTGTACCACCAAGTATGCCTGTCGTTGTTGTGAAACTAAGTCCAGAACCAGTTAAAGATGGAGTTGATGTGATTGAATAAGAACCTTCATTAAGTGGTTCATTTGCCCACGTTGAAAAAGCACTTATACCAATATCAATTCCACTAACGTTAGTAGCATCGGCAAACGGACTTCCTGGCAGAGCACCTGCAGGAGTGACCCAACTTACAACTTGATCAACATAGGGATAAAGAACACCTCTATTAGTTGTTCCTACCCCATTTACATCAAAATCAACACCAGGATCTACAGGGATATTGTCAATACCAATTTGACTTACACCTTCTTGCTGATCTGTTTG